CTTCTACGGATGTGGCGCTCATGGCCGCACCACCTTGGTAAGGATTGCCCGAGTGTTCTTCAGCCACTCGCCCCAGCCGTGCGCTTCCGTGTCCTCTTCGATGTCGCCCAGTACCGCGAGAGTTTCGGCCTCACGCAGCAAGGCCAGCAGTTCAGGAGCGGCGGCGATGAGGCGGGCATTCGCGTGCTGCTCGGCCGTGTCGCCGTCAGTGGCTAAGTACGCGACGTATGCGATATCGGTATGGCCACCGAGCTCTACGAGCAAAACGCGCGAGGCTTCCGCGTCGAAGGTTCTGGCGTCAAGTTCCTTGCCGACGTTCCACGGACCGCGTGAGGCGGTCGTTTCTTGAGAGCGCGTCACGCCAGCACCCGAATGCCGACAGCCCGAACAAGAGCGAATGCGGAGCGTGGCCCGTCACATGGAAATCGCGTCAGGCACCACGGCTTGCCGTCAGCGGTACCTTCGAGAGCAACGTTGGCCGACCCGGTCGCATGCAGGAAAACCACGTGACCGTGCGCGTCGATCATCTGGCACCGGCCGTCCGCAGAGGCAGACTTCACGTTGATGCCGCGACTGCTGATGTATCCAATGCAATTGCGCGGCTGCCCGGCTCTGCTCGTGCTCTGTGAGCGCGTATCTGTGCTCATGCCGCCACCTGCTGCGGCAGAAGATCGGGTGAATCTTCGGTCTTCAGGTCGCGCAGAAAGTGCGAGATGAAGCGAGCGGTCGCCAGCTCGTCAGCCCGCTGAAAGCGGATCACGCCCGTGTCGGTGAGTTCGTCGTGCTCGTTCACTTACAGCTCCCGCTCGCGCACACGACCGGCTGGTTGGTGACGTCGTGCTGGATCGGCCCGTGGCCGTGGCTATCCAAGCTGAGAGCAGCAGACGCGACGAGTGACGCCGCAATGAACGTGGAGGTGCGCGGGTGCGTTTCGACCCAGTCACCGGTGGCGGCACAGCCCGGGAGAGCCAGTAGCGCGAGGGCGAGGCTGATCTTCACGTGCGCACCGTCAGCTTGAAGCTGCCCGTTGCACCCAGCGCAACGATGGCGCTGCTGAGCGTACTCAAAGTGATCGAGGTGTCAGCCGGATCTAGCATCCGGTGCACCACCATGCGGCTGGTTCCCATGCGGCGGGCCAGCTCACTCTGGGTGAGTCTGCGGCGCTTCATCGCCCGAGCCACGCTCGCGGCGATCTGAGCTTTCATTCCCTGGCGGACGAGTTCTGCAGTCACGTTCGGCTCCCATTGGCCCGGTGCGTCGGGCTCATGGGGGAGCAGTATATGCACGGACGGGACGGTGTCAACCCGTCACTGCATATATCAAAGCAAATCGATGCGCAGACGTTGAGCGGCCTGAAATTTTAGTGCCTGGGGGGTTTCACGAGAGGCGCGACGCCCGACGGCACTGGCGGCGAGGGAATGTCCGGCGGGAGGAGCGCCTTGATCGTGCTATAGATCACGTTACGCTGATCGGTGTTTAGCTCACGAAGCAGCATGATCCAGCGAATCTCTGATGTTGTTATGTCCACGCCCCATGCCTCACTGGAGACCTTCAGGTCGCCCGTGATTACAGCCTTGGGGATACGGAAAAAGTCGCTTAAAACCTGCGCCGTTTCCGGACTGAAGTTGTCTGTTTCCCCAGCATAATTTCGATTGAGGGTCGACTGCGACGGCGCCGTTCGGCCGTGCATAGATGCCCAGCGCTTCAGTGCAACGTGAAGTGCGTAGATGTTCACGACTTTCTTTCCCGCATCGTCGAGTCGCCAGAACTCTTCCATGCCGTCGCACAGTAGCTCGATCATCTGCCGAAGTTTGTCGTTCGGCTTGCGGTCTTTTTCTTTGCTTTTCATTCAGTAAGCTTCGACGCATCACCGTCGAAATACATGTCCGTCCCGCTATCGGGTTGACGCCGTCCCGCGGATGCATATACTCAGGGTGATGGACCCCCTGCAGATCGTCGACAAGCTGAAAGAGAGCGGACTTTCCGAGTACGCGATCGCCAAACGCAGCAAGGAACTCGGTAAGCCCGTCTCGCAATCGACGGTCAACCGAATCGCCACCGGCGAAACCACAAACACGAGCCTTGAAACTCTGCGTGCGCTGGAGCTCGTGCTCGCCGATACATTCCCAAAGCCTCGTCAGTCCACGCGCGCCATCCCGGCGCTCAGCGCCTAATCCATCGTTGCTATGCGCACCTTGCTGCATCAGGGAAGCTTTGGGCAACAACGCCGAGCTTATGCAAAAGCACCACTCGGTATAAGGCTTAACGGAATATTCGCCATTCGACAGAACGAGTTGGGACGATTTCATACAGCACTGTATGAGCCGGCGTTGCCGGCAGGTAATGCGGGGCATGTGGTGATCTCTCCATGAAAGTGACACGAGTAACCCGTGCCCATCCTATGGCTGCGCGCGTCACTCCTATCCGGGAGAGGGCGGTCAGGACCTCAAGCGGTGCGCTGTTTTTCTCCGACGCATTGAACGTAACACAGGTCTGGGCTGACGAGAGTCGGATTTCTCCTGTTCCAGCTCCGATACAGCTGTGGTGCGCCGCATGAACTGGATGCCGCGGTCATGGTTTTCCATGTTTTCGAGGGTCAATTGATGGCCAGTTCTACTTCGTCGTCGCTCGAATCTTCCAGCGCGGGTCGACTAGCTTTTTCGCTAGCTGACGTACGAGTGGTTTGGATAGCAGAAAGTGAATTGCGATATCTCCCGACAGTTGCAACTCCAGGACGTGAGCGCCGCTCTGTTTGTCCAGCCCCACCACGGCTTCCCGGACAGGAATCGCAGGCCGGCGCATTTGCTCACCGACTTCAGGAGGGCGTGCGCTTAGGAGAATTGCTGCCAGTTGATCTGCGGTCTCGTTCGCCACAGATATTTCGTGTGTTGAGCCCTCGGGGTCTTGAGCAGTGATCGTCAGGCCCAGTTCCCCGAGCGTGAACGCCGAACGTTCGTTGATCGTCAGTTTCACGAATCCTATTCCTGTGTTGGTGAGTAGTCCGGCGGCCGTTTCGTTGGTAGCGGGCGGCTGCCGGGCTTTGAGTTTCGCTTGAACTGAAGAATTTCGCCACGCAGCTCCTCGAAGAGCGCGGGCATCGGGTGGTTTTATGGCTGCTGAAAGCGCCTCGGTTTCGTGCGACCTGAAACAGCCAAGCCAGGCTGATCTCGACGCTGCGCTCGAGCGGATGATTGAGACGGCGCGGCTCGCGACTCTTTGCGCAGCCGACCCTGAGTTCCAACGCGCTGGCGCGGAGGCGCTTGCCCGACTGATTGCTCAACGTTCACCTCAAACAGTCGCGCGCATGGAGCGCGAGTTCGGACTCATTGCAGGCTGATGCTGCACGCCATGACACAACCGTGGAGAGCAGAGCAGGTCGCGGCGCTACTTAATAAGCCACAGCGCACGCCGACCGGCTGGAAAGCCTGCTGCCCGGCCCACGACGATCGACATCCTTCTCTCTTTCTGGCCGATGGCCGCGATGGCCTGGCACTGGTGTGTTACGCCGGATGCTCTTATCGAGACATTGCTCAGGCGCTGGAACTGAAGGGCGCCGAGCTGTCCCGCAAGTCGGAAGGAATCCCGGAAGAGCATTTTCAGCTCGGCGAGTATCACCAGCACTGGGATTATCGTGATCCACACGGCGTCACAATCATGCGTGTATGCCGTTGGCAGCAGCCCGGCGGACGGAAGGACATTCGTCCGATCGTGAAGACACCGGAAGGATGGAAGTGGCAGCACCATCCCAATCCGCGTCCGCTATTCCAGCTCGATCGCCTCGCGTCCGACCCGGACAAGCCAGTCATCGTTGTCGAAGGGGAGAAGGCGGCGCACGCAGCCCAGCGACTGTTTCCGGACTACATCGCGACGACCTGGCCCGGCGGAGCTCAATCAGTCGGTCAGGCGGATTGGACGCCTGTCAAAGGGCGTCCTCTAACGCTCATTCCCGACTGTGATGCGCCTGGCCGCAAGGCAATGGCCTGGGTACGCGAGCACGTGAAAGATCTCGCGGCCAGCATCCGCATCATCGATCCCATCGACCGCTTGCCCGATCTTCCAGTCGGGTGGGATATGGCCGATGCACTCGTGAACAACGTTGACGTGGGCGGATGGCTAGAAGAGGCGAAGCCCGAACGGCGACTGAAACGCTTGAGTGAAATCATCGCCGAACCCACAAGGCCGCAATGGCTGATACGGGATGTGATCGAGCAGGGCGTGATCGCCATCCTGCTCGGTCCCCGCGGAACGTACAAATCGTTCGTGGCGATCCATTGGGCAATGTCTATCGCGATCGAGGGTATGCCCATTGTCATCATCTCGGCCGAAGGCCGGGGCATCGATCGCCGCTTTCGCGCGTGGCTTAACAAGAACGCGCCGAAAGTGAATCCGCAGAACCTTCCCGTCTACGCGCTTGAGATGCGCGTAGACTTCAACTCCGCCGAATCGATTGCTGCGGTCTGCGCTGACATCGATTCGCTGGAGGTTCCGCCCGTCCTGATCATCATCGACACGCTGTCGAAGAACTCAGGCGGCCTCGATGAGAACTCCAACAGCGAGGTGAAAGCCTACATCGGCAACCTCGATGTCCATTTGAAGCGCCGATATGGCGCAACCGTGCTCCTGGTGCATCACACCGGGCACGTCGAAAAGGGTCGCGCCCGAGGTGCATCGGCATTGGAAGCCGATACGGACGCAGCCTACGTAATAGCTCGCACGCCCGGTGAAAGGACCATCACCGTGAGTCGCGAGCGTTTCAAGGACAGTGGTGATCTCCCCCCGCTGGCCTACCGGGCAGACGTGATCGATTTGTGTGAGATCGATGACGATGACCGGCCGGTGACCTCTCTTGCCCTGACCCCTGTGGACAGCTCGACCGTCGCAACCGAAACCCGGGGCCGCGCGCCCAGGGGGTTGCGCCAGCGCGAATTGATCGGCGCGCTAAGGGACCTCCAGAGCAAGAGTGAGAAGCCGTTGATTTGGGGACCACCCGAGCTGCGCCGTATCGCGCGTGAGCTTGGTATGAAGCGGCAGACCGCGCAGGAGACCTGCGCAGCCATAGCCGCTTTCTACCTGACCCCCACGATTGGAGGGTATCGGTTGACCAACGAGGACATGTCCAAAATGTCCAAAACGTCCGAAACCGTACCGATTGGACGCACGTCCGAAAAAACCCCGAAGGGGTTTTCTGACGGGCCCAATTTGGACAACTCGCCGGACATCGGAGCGCGAATTTGAACGCGACGGTGGGAGATCAATGGCGCATCGCTCAAGCCGAAAGGGTTCGGGCCGCGATGGGGCAGCAGATGTGCGCCGTGGCTGATGCCTTGCGCGAGAAGTTCGACGCGAAGCTCGACTGGCTCGAAACACCAGCACTCAAGGTTGGCAAGCGCACGGAAGAGGGCGTGCCCACGCAATGGAGCGGCGAGAGGAGGCGAGCGTGAGCAGCCCCACGCAGCGCTCGCTCAAGCACCTTCGCATGCAGGGGTATCTCGCCGAAGTCGTCGAGAAGACGATTCCGCGGGTGTTCATCCGAAAGGATCTCTACGGCTTCATCGACATCCTTGCGATACGCGACGGCGAGATCCTGGGTGTGCAGGCTACGAGCGCCAGCAACGTTGCCAGCCGCGTCCACAAGATTGCCGTCCACGATAACGTTGGAGCGGTTCGGAAAGCCGGAATCCGCATACATGTGCATGGATGGCGCAAAAACGCGAAGCGGCGCTGGGTGCTGCGAGAGGTGGATTGCTCATGACACGCGGACGAATGACCGCTGACGTGATGAAGTTGCTCGACAACGAAGCCTATCGGCGCGCGCGGGGAGATCACATCAGCGAGCGGACTCAGACCAAGGAGCTCGCGAATCAGACAGGGCTTGCGTATGGGTACATCGCGAACATCATCGCGAAGAAGCGCCGCGATCACGAGCGGAGAATCTCGGTTTCGCGTGAAACGTGAATATTGTGTGAAGAAAATGTCAATTCTTAGCTGAGCGCACACATTTCAGACTCGCGACAATGCGAGTCATGAAAATCCTGCGTCTGCTGCCGATTCTATTCGCTGCGATTCTTCTGCCTCAGCTCGCACACGCGACTGACGCAATCATCACGTGCACTGGCCCGACGACCTACACGGACGGAACCGCGATTGCGACGGGCACTGTGCACAGCTATGCACTCTACGGAGCACTGCAGGGCCAGACAAAAACGAAGCTGGCTGTATCGCCTACGTGCAGTTTCACACGCACCAATCTCGCTGTAGGCACCCAAGAGTGGTACCTCACGGATACCATCGCGGGCATCGAGAGTGCGCCATCGGTCCTCGTGACGAAAGTGATCTCCCCGCCCACTCCGCCCACTCCAAGTGCACCGGGGAATGTCGTCGTGACCATTACGGTCACCGTCAACGCGCCGTGATTGGCAGATAACTCGTACTGTCCACTATGTCGCAATCGGAAATCACCGAGCGCACAGATCTGCAGACGCTGCTGGACACGCGGCAAGCGCCTGAATCCCGACCAACGAAAGCGTTCGACGCTCTATGTGGTGACGTCATGGGCCACATATCGAATCTGAGGGCCTCATGAAGCTCTGCGATCTGCTCAAGCCAAAGCGCCCCAGGCCCAAGAAGTGAGCGCCAATCGGCTCTTTCTCGTGTGTTCGCACCATCCGAAGCTCGATGAATCGATCTGCATTGGCGAGCGCGGTGGAAACGACGTCCAGTACATGTCGCCCAACCTCAAGCGACTCGACGACTGGTACGCCAAGCACATGGCCTGTGGCCGTGGCTGCGATCACTTCCAGCTCGCGCTCAACCGCCCGGCAGATTGGGATGTAGCACCCCCTGCCGAAGACACTGCCGCCGGTGCGGTGCGCCTTGCGCTCGTGAACCGGAGCCACTGATGGAAATCATCAACGGCAAGATGCGCATGACGAGCGACCGCATCCTGCTCAAGCCGCTCGAATGGAACGGAGAGTCCGTTCACGGCGAAGGGTCTCGGATCCAAGTCATTCGCAACGGCCGCCCCCTTCGGGGACGCGTAGTCGCCGTAGGCCCGGGTCACTACCCAGTCTCGAAGCGTACCAAGCTCAACGATGGTCGCCAGCGTATCGAGTACAGCAAGCGCTTCCGCCCAACCGAAGTGAAGCCGGGCGAAGTGATCGAACTGGATGGCCTCAACGTGTTTGATGGTCAGGGCTACTCGTTCACCGAAGTGCTCTACAACGGCGAGAAGCACCTGATCTGCCAGGAGCGGGATGTCGTGGGCGTGCGCACGCAGCCTCAGGAACAGGCCAATGCCAACTCCGCCGCCGCCTGAGCGCACACAGTTTGTTGCGGGCCAGTCCGGCAATCCCGGTGGCAAGCCTAAGGCCGCCCGCAATCGCCTGCAGGGCGCCTTCCTGAACAGCCTGGCGGACGATTTCGACGCGCACGGCAAGAAAGCAATTATCGATGCGCGCGAGAAAGATCCTGTCGCGTACATCAAGGCGGTCGCCTCCCTCATGCCCAAGCAGGTGGAGCAATCGCAGCCATTGGACGATCTGACCGATGCAGAACTCACCGCTGGCATCGCCTTACTCCGAAGCCGACTTTCTGGCGGCGCTCGAGAGGGAGCAGGCGAAGCGCCGAGCTCATCGGCGGTTAACTGAGTATGCCCCCTACCCAAAGCAGCGCGAGTTCCACGCAGCCGGCCGCACACATCGCGAACGTCTGCTCATGGCTGCGAACCAGGTGGGCAAGACACTCAGCGCTGGAGCTGAAGTCGCCATGCACCTTACGGGTCGTTATCCCGACTGGTGGGCCGGATACGTATTCGAGAAGCCCCACGCCTGGTGGTGTGGCGGAGTCACCAGCGAATCTACGCGAGACAACCCTCAGCGCATTCTCATGGGGCGCATCGGCGCGTGGGGGACCGGCATGATTCCCCACGATGCGTTGAAGGGTGAGCCTGCAATGCGCCGCGGAGTGGTGGGCGCCATTGACAGTGTTGTCACGCGTTTTGGAGGAGGGGGAGACGTTCAAGCGGGTGAATGCTCCCTCGCCTTCAAGAGCTACGACCAGGGCCGCGAGAAGTGGCAGGGCGAGACGCTCGGTGGAGTGTGGTACGACGAGGAGCCGCCCGAAGACATCTACAGTGAGGGGCTCACGCGTACGAATGTCGGCCTGATGCCGAACCTCATCACGTTCACCCCGCTCAAGGGCATCACAGGTGTGGTGAAGCGCTTCATCATCGACAAGGTGCCCGGCACTCACGTCACACAGATGACGCTCGAGGACGCCGCGCACTACACGCCTGAGCAGCGCGCCGCAATCATTGCGACGTATCCCGCCTTTGAGCGGGACGCGCGTACGCGTGGTATTCCGCAACTGGGAAGTGGCCGTGTGTTCCCCATCGACCAGGACGAGCTTGCCGTTGCGCCGTTCTCTATCCCCTCACACTGGGTGCAGATCGCAGGCCTGGACTTCGGCTGGGATCACCCTTCTGCTGGCGTCCGATTGGCTTGGGATCGGGACGCTGATTGCCTGTACGTCATGGCAGCTCATCGAGCGCGTGAGCAGACGCCTGCAATGTTTGCCGCTGCGGTAAGACCGTGGGGCGACTGGCTGCCCTGGGCATGGCCGCATGACGGCCTTCAGCACGATAAAGGTTCGGGTGAGCAGCTCGCCGCCCAGTACCGCGCGCAGGGCCTGAAGATGCTGCCGATGCGGGCCACCTTCGAGGACGGCTCGTTCGGTGTGGAAGCGGGCATCGCTGAGATGTTCGACCGCATGCAGACCGGGCGCTTGAAGGTATTCGCACACCTGAATCACTGGTTCGAGGAGTTCAACCTGTATCACCGGCAGGATGGGCTCATCGTGAAGTCGGGCGACGACCTCATGAGCGCAACTCGCTACGCGATGATGATGAAGCGCAAGGCTGAAGTGCAGAACAAGGTGGCCACATCTGTTGGTCGCCAGTGCAGGGCACAGGGGTGGATGTCGTGAACGCCTTCGTCCTTCCCGCCGACCGCACCGACACAGCAACGCTGCTTCGCTCGCTCGAGGCGCAGGCCCCAAAGCACATCAAGACTGCGCTGGTCCAGGCCGCGCAGGAGCTTGAGGACTGGCAGAAGCTTGCCGACCGCGCAGCCCGCGAGCTCGATGAAGCATCACGCCTGAGCGCCGGGCAGATGGCATCCCAGAGCCGTCACGACGAGATCGCGCGTCAGGTGAAGCTCACCATGACGTCGCTCGCGCAGACGTTCAGGGAACTTGCGTGAACGCCACCGACTTCGACAAGGACGCCACCACAGACGAGGGCATCTGGCGCGAATGCGCCGAACGCCTGCGCATCTGTACGGCGGCCGAGTCGGAGAACCGCATCAAGGGCATCAATGCCAAGCGCTTCCGCTGGGGTGACCAGTGGGATGCGGATGTCAGTAACTCGCGCAAGATCGATGGCCGACCCGCGCTCACCATCAATCACACGAACACGTTCTGCGCACGGCTCGAGAACACGCTCAGGCAGCAGCGCCCGCGCATCAAGTGCCACCCAGTAGGCGATGGCGCGAATGTGGACACCGCGGCCACGGTGAACGGACTCATCCGACACATCGAAGACCGTTCGAAGGCCTCTGTCGCGTATGACACGGGTGTCGCCAACGCCATCGACATCGGTTGGGGCTATTGGCGCATCGTTTCCGAATATATCGACCCGATGAGCTTCGATCAGGAGCTGCTCATCAAGCCGATCCGTAATCCGTTTACGGTGTACATGGATCCGGGTTCAGTCATGCCGGATGGGCGTGATCAGTACTGGTGCATCATCAGCGAGACGATGAAGCGCGCCGAGTACAAGCGTCGCTACCCGAAGGCTACGAACACCGAATGGCGATACGTGGACGCGCCTGGCGACCTGCAGATGATGTGGGAGACCAAGGAAGAGGTGCGGCTTGCGGAGTATTTCCGCATCCACGAGGTGAAGGATTCACTCGTGAAGCTTTCCGATGGACAGACCAAGCTTCGATCCGAACTCGTCGACCCTGAAGTCATCTCCGCGATGGGGCTCACGATTATCGCTGAGCGTCCCACCACCCGCCGTGTGGTGCAGTGGTTCCGCTTGAATGGGACGGAAGTCGTCGATCGTCGTGATGATCCGGGTGAGCACATCCCTGTGGTTCGGTGCGAGGGCAACGTTCAGGACGTGAACGGGCTCGTTTTGCGCAAGGGCATGGTCGAAGACCTGAAAGACCCCGCGCAGATGTTCAACTACTGGCGCACGGCGCAGACCGAGCGCTATGCGTTGACGCCCAAGGCACCGTGGGTGGTCGCAGAAGGGCAGATCGAGGGCCATCCAGAGTGGAATGACGCGAACCAGAAGTCGTACTCCACGCTCGTCTACAAGCCGATCGCCGGGCCTGATGGCGTCACACCGCTTCCACCTCCGCAGCGCGTAGCGCCGGCGCAGGTCGAGGCGGGCATGTCGGAAGCGGCTCAGGGCGCCGAGCATGACCTCATGTCTGTTGCAGGCATGCCGCAGGAGAACCCTGAGATCGCCGCGCGTGTCGTCGGCGGAAACAAGTATCTGCAGCGCCGGCAGGGCATGCAGGACCTCACGCACTTCCAGTACTACGACAACCAGACGCTTGCGATCGCATGGACCGGTTCGCTGCTGCTTGAGCGCATCCCGTTCTACTACGACACCAAACGCATGCAGCGAATCATCGGGGAAGACGGTGTGCCAGAGCTCGTAGAGCTCAACGCGCCTGGCGATCACCCGGAGAGCCCGGGCGTGAAGGTCGTGAAGAACGATATGAGCGTGGGCCGATACGCGGTCGTCATGGACACCGGGCCAGGCTACGCGACCAAGCGCGAGGAAGCCGCCGAGAACCTCGTCGAGCTTCTGAGCACGCCTTTGGGCGAACAAGTGGCGCAGACGAGCGGCGACATCGTCATCCGCAACATGGATTTCCACGGTGCCGATGAGGTGGCTGATCGGCTCGCCGTCACGATCCCCGGCGCGCTCGACAAGATCATCGAGGGCATGCCCAAGCAGGCGCAGACCATCATCGGGTCGCTCCAGCAGCAGCTGAAGCAGAAGGACGAGCAGCTCCAGCAGGCGAGCCTCGAGATCAAGTACGGCCAGGGCATCGCGCAGATGAAGGAAGAGGGCGCGACCCGACGCGAGCAAATGAAGGGCGTCGTGTCCGTCCACAACACCGAACTGAAGGTCGGCGCCGACAACGCCAACAGCGAGCGCGACTTTGCTGGGTGGATGCACGATACCGACGTCAACAATCGCACCAAGCTCGAAGTCACGGATAGGCAGGGCGCGACAGCTCGCGATGTAGCAGAGATTCGGGTGGGTGGGCAATTGCTCAACACCCATGCAGAGGCGGCCCACGAAGCAAAGGCCGCAGACAAGGCCATTTCGGCAGCACAGAACGACAGGGCGCCCAACGGCGCAGGTAAGTAAATGGTTCAGGTCGTCACGAACGAAAACATGCAGCAGCTCATACAGACGCGTCAGGTGCCAGAGTTCAAGGCACCTGAGGTGAAGGTCGAGGCAGCTGTAGAGCCTGCGAAAGAGACCGCAGCGGATGCCAAAGATGCGCCGCGCGATCTGACCACGGGCAAGTTTGTGAAGGCTGACGGTGAGAAGTCGCCCAAAGACGAGGTTGCCAAGGCGGCAGACGATGATGACTCTGACGATGCGGACCTGCCGGAGCGCGTACGGCGCCAAATCGGCAAGAAGCATCGGGCGATGAAAGAGGCCGAAGAGTTCGCACGAGAGGAATATCGCGAACGCAAGGCAGCGGAAGAGCGGGCAGCAGCAATTGAGCGCGAGCTCAATGAGCTGAAATCGAAGTCGGGGCCCAAGCCGGAGAAAGGTGCTGATGCACCCAAGCCGGAAGACTTCAAGACGGTCGCGGAATACGCGGATGCACTGACGGACTACCTGCTCGAGAAAAAACTCGCCGCGCGCGAGGAAAAGAGCACGAAGACCCGGCAGGCGCAGGCAATCCAGAACGCACAGCAGGCCTTCGGAGAGCGTGTTGCAGCGGTAGCCAAAGACATCCCGGACTATTACGAGGTTGTCGAAGCTGCCGAGGTGGACGTGCCTCCTCACATCGCTTCTCACATTGTGGAGAGCGGCGATGTTGGCGTGCGCCTGGGGTATCACCTGGCAAAGCATCCCGAAGTACTCGACCAGATCAAGAAGTTGTCGCCGATCCGCGCAATCGCGGAGCTCGGCAAACTGGAAACGCAGTTCGAGAAAAAGCCTGACGCGAAGGCTGATGCCTCGCCGGCTGCAACTGCTGCGGTCTCCAGGGCCCCCGCACCGATTACCCCGCTCGATGGCAAGTCAACGACGGTCGAAAAAGACCCGTCGAAGATGAGCTTTCAGGAGCTGCGCGCCCACCGACAGGCAGAGCGCGCTGCGGGGAAGAGGTGAGGGACATGCATACCTCTTTCCGGAGTCCTCTACGTGAGCAACAATCTGTTGACCATCTCCTACATCACAAACGAAGGTTTGCTGGTGCTGGAGAACAATCTGGTCTTCGCCGACAAGGTGGACCGTCAGTACGCTGACGAGTTTGCCATCAAGGGCGCGAAGATCGGCGCCACCTGCAATGTGCGCAGGCCCCCGCGTTACCTCGGCACTTTCGGCCCCGCGCTGAATGTCGAAGACACGAATGAAACGTACGTCCCGGTCACGCTGAACTATCAGTTCCACGTCGACGTGCAGTTCACGACGGCAGACCTCTTGCTGTCGATGGATCTGTTCAAGACGCGCGTTCTGAAGCCGATGATGGCGACGATCGCCAATCGCGTCGACAGCGATGGCCTGTATTTCGCGTACCAGAACACCGCGAACAGTGTTGGAACGCCGGGCGTGAACCCTGCGAACTACCTGACGTTCGCGCTTGCTGACGCACGCCTGTCGGATGAAGCGATCCCCGAAGAGGGTCGTTGCATCCTGCTTTCGCCCCAGATGATGGCAACGGCCGTCGATGGCGTGAAGGGCCTGTTCAATCCCCAGGCTCAGATCAGCGAGTTCCTGAAGCGCAACATGATCGCGAAGAACTTCGCGAACATGGACTGGTACAAGGACCAGAACGTCGTGTCGTATACGACCGGCGCCCAGGGTGGCACGCCGACGCTCAAGGCAGTCACGCAACCTGCGGTCATTTCCACCGGCTGGGCTCAGTCTGGGTTTCTGCAGACGACCGGCTGGACCGCCTCGACGGCGGTCGTCAAGGTCGGCGACATCATCCAGATTGCCGGTGCATATCCTGCGAATCCGCAGAGCCGTACCCAGTATGGCAATGCCACCAAGCAGTTCGTCGTGTTGCCGCCCGGCGGCTACACGCAGAACCCGACGGGTGCTGCGACACCGGGCCTCAAGTTCGCCGCGGCCTCACTCACCTATGGGACGTTCAACGAGACGACTGGCGTCTACACCTCCGACAGTGGCACGGACCTTTCGCTACTCATCGGAGAGGTAGTCATCACTGGTGGCCAGTTCCAGAACGTGGTCACGACCTCTGCGTTCACGACCACCGCGGCCCTCACGGTGAATGGCGGTACGACTTACGCGAGCACCGTGACTCCACAGGGTATCGCGATGAGCAAGATCGCCTTCGCGCTTGCATTCGCGGACTTGCCACTGCCCCGGGGCGTAGAAGAAGCCGCGCGCGCAAACGATTCCGACATCGGCATGAGCATGCGCATGGTCACCCAGTACACGGTGAACAACGATGCGATGCCCACTCGCTGCGACGTGCTCTACGGCTATGCGGGTCTGTACCGCACGGCTGCGGTGCGGGTCGCGGGCTAAGGAGAACACACATGGCAAATCCAGGACCAGCAAGCACCACGGGCAGCACGATCACGGGCCTTTCAAGCCCGTGGGGCGGTGGTGCGTCGGCCTCGAGCACAGTCGGCTTCTACGGGGTCACACCCGTTACCCAGCCGACGAATGCCGCGCAGGCGGCCCTCACGCTGACGACAGCAACTGCAACCGGCTACGGCTTTTCGACCAGCACCGGTTTCAACGCGCTCATCGCTCAGATCGAGAACATCCGCGCAAGCCTCGTGCTGCTCGGACTGCTCAAGGGCTCGTAACCACTCACGGGGCTCCTTCGGGAGCCCCACTTTCGGAGGCTCCCATGGCCGCACCAGTTGGTACCGGACGCGCACTCGGCGTTGCGATGTCCGTGATGGAATTCGATCAGATCTCGATGACGAACGCCGGCTCGAAGGCTGGATTCTTTGGAGTCACTCCCGTGATTCAGCCCGCCAATGCTGCGCAGGCCGCGCTCACTCTCACCACCGCGACCGGCGGCGGTTACGGATTCTCAACGCTTACGGCGTTCAATTCGTTCACCGCGCTGCTGGAGAACATGCGTGCCTCTCTGGTGACTCTCGGCCTTCTCAAAGGCAGCGCCTGATGCCTTTCCGTATCCAGTTCACCACTGACTGCATTGTTCCACTGGATACATGGAAGATGCAGGCTGCCGAAAATGCGCACTGGCCGCGGGTGGAACTCGGCAAGGCACGCAATCGTCCCCTGGCAGTGGTGGGCGGGAGTCCTCAGGTTCTTCACGACCTTGAGGAGCTGCGCGCGTGGCCCGGCGATATCTGGGCCATCAACTACACCGCCGAATGGCTGCTCTCACACGGCATCGAGTCCACGCTGTTCACAGTGGATCCGGGCGGTGATCCGAATGATCCGGGGCCCGTGAACTCTCCGGTGAGGAAACGGCTGCTGGCAACTTCATGCCCTCCGGCCATGTTCACCGAAGACACGCTCGCTTTCGACATGGTGGAAACGCACGCACTGGGCTTTGCGGGGGGCACCTGCTCTGCAACCCGTGCGCCGTTCCTTGCGCTGTCGATGGGTTACACAGATGTGCATTTTTTCGGCTGTGAAGGCTCATTCGAAGGCGCAGATCACGTCGATCGGGATGAGTGCGCCAGACCCGAGCTGAACGAAGTATTCCAGCGCCGGTTCATCGTGCGCGCCGGTGGACGCGACTACATCACACGTCCTGACTACTACGTCCAGTGCATCGAGTTCGTGAGGCTCTTTACGGAGTTCAGTTGCGTATTCAAGAATCGCAGCGGCGGGCTTCTGAAAGCCATGCTCGATTACCCCGACACGTGGGAAGTGATCGCCGTATCCGCAGGGCTCAAGGCGCACCTCGAAGAGATCAACGGCAAACAGGGCCTGTACGAAGGCAATCCCTCTTACCCGCTGGCCGCTCAGGAACCGGCGTAGGAACAAACATGCAAGACACAGAAGCCTTTGCGCCAGTCTACAAGCGCACTGTTATCAATGCGGGCAGCTCCAATACCGCCGGCACGCTGCAGACAAGCGTAACGGTGACCGCGACCAACGCCTCGGCGACCGCGAGTGGTGTGATCGCTGGCGACAATCCGAACGGCAACTGCCAGATTCAGATAGCGAACACGACGACTGCGTGGGCGTATGTGAACTTCGGCATATTGGGCGCCGTTACCGCGGCGACTGTTGCAGCAAGCTATCCCGTCGCTCCGGGTGCGGTGGTAGCGGTGAGCGTCGATCCGGAAGTGAATGCGGCCTCGGTGATTCTGGGGTCGGCTCCGGGAACGAACACCGCCGTCATCTTCACGCGTGGAGCCGGTGTATGAGCGTTAAGTCGCCGGGTAACGGCTCCGTAGGCCCGGGCGGGATCACCGGGCTTGCCAATCCTTCGGCCTCGGTCGGTGAAACTGCAATCAATGGTTCGGCGACGACTGCGATGCGTTCCGATGCGGCTCCTGCACTCGCGCAGCCGCTCAACACGGCGCAGGGCGCAGATATCGCCTCCGCGACTGGCGCCGGCACGCTGAACCTTGAGACGGCGACAGGCAACATCGTCGATGTCACCGGCACCACGACGCTCACCGCGATCACGCTGAGCCAGGGTCACTGGCGCATCGTACGGTTTACCGGCGCGCTGACGCTCACTCACGGCGCATCGCTCGTGCTTCCAGGCGGTGCGAACATCCTCACCGTCGCGGGCGACTACGCGATCTTTGCGGGCTACGCCGCAGGGGTCGTGCGATGTATGGGTTATTTCCGCACCGTGGTGCCGCCGACTTCAGGCTCGTTCACCGGGTCGCTCACCGGATGTACGACGGTACCGACGCAGACCTTTCTATGGGCACGCAATGGCAACGTTGTAACGCTCACCGCTGATGCAGGCCTTTCGGCCACGAGCAATACCACGGCGGCGACTATCACCGGGCTTCCTGCGGCGCTCATTCCCACTCGCGGACAGGCCTGTGTGGGTCGCGTGACGAACAACAGCGCGACCGCCTTCGGTGTGATCCGAGTGGATAGCGACGGAAACATCACACTCTTTCCGGATGCGGTGGGCAGCGCGTTTACTGCCTCGGGTACGAAAGGAATCCTTTCGTGCGTTATCACGTACTCAATGACGTGAGTCCATGACTACCGCGAACGACATCATCACGGGAGCACTGCGGTTCATCAACCAATATGCGCCCGGTGAGAGCCTTGCGGCTGCGGATGCGCAGGATGCGCTCCAGACGCTGAATGATCTGCTCGATTCATGGAGTACGGACCAGGCGAGTGTGTATGCCTCGAACGAGAACACATTCAACTACGTTGCGGGTCAATACGAGTACACGATTGGCAATTACGATGGTGGTGAATTTGCGGGAACGGTGACGAGCGGCTCTGCCGTTATCACGGGCGCCACGGTTCCTTCCGACATGGTAGAGGGCGGAGATCTGTCCGGGTCGGGTATTCCCGATGGCACCACGGTTGACTCGTTCAATTCCGGCGCCAACACAGTGACTATGAGCGCGCTGGGAACCTCTTCACCGGGGCCTCAGCAGATCGGCTATACGATTCCGGGCGATTTCAAGATGGATCGCCCGCTGCGGATCACGAATGCATTTACGCGCATTTACACCCAAGGGTCTGGGCTTGACTACCCCATAACCATCGTCGACCAAAAGCGTTACGTGGACATCGGCTTCAAGGCCATCCAGGCGCCATGGCCTATCGTGCTCTGGTACAACCCGACGTATCCGCTCGGCACGCTTTTTTTCTACCAGAGCCCCTCTGGAACGGCTCAGTTGCACTTGTATTCGGATACGGTGCTCACGAATTTCGCGTCACTGACGCAGGAAGTGGGTCTTCCACAGGGCTACTCACGGGCGCTCAAGCGCGCGCTCGCGCGTGATCTTGCATCTGAATACGGAGCCATTTGGACGCAGCAGCAGGAGAAGCTCTACAAAGAGGGCTATGACTACGTCAAATCGCTGAACGCTGTACCAACGCCGGTTGCGAACTACGACCCCGAACTCATTCAGCATGCGCGTACTGACGCGGGCTGGATTCTGTACGGCGGGTTCCGTTGATGGCTTACGTCGGATCAGACTTCCGCTTCGTTGGTCCATCGAACACGATGGCTGATCCCTATCAGGATCGGCAGCGCTCACTCAACTATTATCCGGAAGCCTCATCCGATAGTGCGTCGAAAGAGCAGATTGCGCTACTCGGTGCGCCTGGTCTCAACGAGACCCTGGATTTCAGCACTACGAGCAGTGACATTGCGATCCCGGATAGCGGCGGGGCGCGTGGAATCTGGGTGCTGCCGGGTGGTTCTGATGCACTGTGGGTCATCGGTTCGGCCGTCATCCTGACGCAGACGACGGTGCCCGCGACGCAGACCAGCATCGCGCAATTCTCGAAAGTGTTCATCGGCAACCTGCTCACGAATTCAGGCCCCGTGTGCATGCGTGACAATGGCCCGGGTGGGTTTGTTGCGATCGTCGATGGGGAGTTCGGGTATCTCTACGAGATCGCAACCTTTACGCTCACGCAGATCACCGATCCCTCATTCGAGCCGGCTGATCGGGTGGCCTTTATCGATGGCTGGTGGATCTTCAATGTCGTCGGCACGCAGCGATTTTTCACGAACGCCCCGACCCCATACACGACGACGTTCTCCGGCTCGTTCTTTGCGCTGAAAGATTCTTCTAGCGACAACCTGATCACGCTCTTCGAGAATAACCGAGAGCTATGGTTGATCGGGGAGCGTACCTCTGAAGTCTGGTACGACGCGGGCGGCGCGAACTTCGCCTTCAGTCGAATTCCAGGCGTGGCGCCGCAGATGGGTTGTTCTGCAGCTCAATCGATCGCAAGGCTGGGCGAGTCTCTCGTGTGGCTTGGCAAGTCGGAGCGTGGCGAGAACATCGTCATTCGGACCAAGCAGTACGGCTACGAAAACATCGCATCGCCTGCTGTGGCGTTCGCGATTACGAGCTATCCCCTGATCTCCGATGCGATCGGCTTTGTATACGAAGAAGAGTCGCATCTGTTCTATGTGCTGACTTTTCCAACAGCCGACAAGACTTGGGTATACGACGCCACCACGGACATGTGGCACGAGCGCGCGTCGTTCGATCCTACGACCGGAGCGTTTCACCGCTTCAAGGGCTCCTGTTTCGCGAACTACCAGAACCTGCGCATGGTTGGGGACTATCAAGCCCAAATCGGCTATCAGATGAGCCGACAGTTTTATGTGGATGGTGATACGCCTCTCGTGTCACTTCGCCGCGCCCCGCACATTTGGTCTCGGCAGGACCGCAAGCGACTATTTCACGGATCGCTGCAGGTGGACTTCGCGCCGGGTGTTGGACTTCAAACCGGACAGGGATCAGATCCTCAAGCGATGCTTCGTTGGTCAGACGACGGAGGTGCAACCTTCGGCACCGAGCACTGGACAACGATTGGCGCGGCAGGCCGCTACAAGAACCGCGCGCTATGGCGTCGACTGGGTCATGCCCGGGACCGAGTCTACGAAGTATCGATTTCAGATCCCGTAAGGCGGGACATCGTGGGAGCCACCCTCTTTGCCCAATCTGAAGTGGGAGATGCTGCGTAGTGGCACAGCAACAGCTCAACCGTCTGCCTCAGTTCGGCCAACCTCTCTCGAAGGATTCGGTCACGAGCAAGGACTGGTATTTCTTCTGGGCGGGTCTGTGGCGTGGGCTGGCGCCAGAGCTCGAATCGCCGGTCACGCCAACCGGCTCGCCGTTTGTCTACAGCGCGCCTCGGCGCGGATCTCTCATCGTGAGTGCTGGTACGGTCTCGCTCATCGAATTCAGCCGGGATGGGACGACGTTCTATGACGTCGGGCAGACATCCGGGATGTTTGCTCTATCGGCGGCCGACCGGCTTCAAATAACCTATACCGTCGCGCCCGACGTGCTCTTCGTACCCTCATGAGCTACGACGCAAACGGGTCTCCGGTGGATATCGAGATCGCCGACAACGGCCAGATCGTCGAGCGCGCTGAGGGGATGCCGACATTCTCAATGCGCGAGCAACTCGCGGACATTGTTCGCGAAGGGCAAAAACTGCCGCAGGTGGAATGCCCGGTGACTCATCGGTTCGCCCCCGGAGTTTACCTGCGCGAGATCTTCATGCCGGCGAACACTCGCGTCATCGGAAAGATCCACAAGACCGAGCATTTCAATATACTCATTCAGGGCGCGTGTCTGATTGTTCATGACGACGGGCGCAGAGAAATTCTCCAGGCACCGATGACCTTCGTTTCGAAGGCCGGCGTGCAGAAAGTCCTACTGATCCTCGAAGACATGATCTGGCAGACGGTCCACGTCACACCAGAGATTGATCTTGCGAAGCTCGAATCAGAACTGATCGAACCTGCGCCCATTGAGGCGCTGGAGATGCTGTCATGACATGGGTAGCCGTTGCGGTCGGTGGCGCCGCAGTGATCGGGGCAGGCGCATCCTACGCAGGCAGTAAGAAGCAGTCAGGCGCTTCGCAGGCTGCTGCCAATCTGAACATGGATCAGTTCAGGCTGCTCAACCAGCAGCAGCAGCCGTACATCCAGAGCGGGTATGGAGCGATGTCGCGCCTCAATACGTTACTTGGCCTCAGCCCAAATCCGAACTATCGACCACAGCAGACTCAGGTAGGGCAGCCCTACATGCCTCCAGCCGCGGGCACGCAACCGACACAGATGCCGCCGCAACAGCATGGCTCTTTCGGCATACCTGAGAACGCGCAGAACATGCGCCTTAACCGCATCTTGAATATGCGTGCTCAGAACGGAGATACCGAGGCCGCGCGAATCCTCATGCAGAGGATGTCGTAATGGGCTTCCTGAAAAAGCTGCTGAATCCAAAGAGCGCCACGCGCGTTGCGTTTGATCCTGCAGGCGGCACGATCGCCGCTGCCCGTAATGGTGGTGACGCCAGCAAAGGGCTGCTGGATCCAGCTGGAGTGATTATCCCACAGGGCAGCAACACGCCTGCTGATCCGGCGATGGCCTCGGCGGATCAGATGGACGGCTACTACGGAGATCAGTCAGACCCTGCTTATGGGTCATTCACGCAGCCATTCGACGTCGAGCAGTTCTACGACTACGCCGATCCGGGCTACGCGTTCGAACTTCAGCAGGGAACGCAGGCGCTACAGAATAGCGCCGCCGCGGGTAGCGGTGCGTTGTCGGGCGCCGCTCTCAAGGATCTTCTCGGATACAGCCAGAATTTCGCACGCACAGGCTATAACGACGCCTTCAATCGCTACCAGACCCAGCAGGGCAACATCTTCTCGCGCCTGTCCAGCATCGCGCAGCTCGGTCAGAACGCCGCTGCGGGCGTCGGCTCACAGGGAACACAGCTTGCCGGGAATGCTGGTCAAGCGTTGACCAACGCAGGTGGCGCTGCGGGAGCTGGCATCGTCGGTGCGGGAAACGCGATCGGCCAAGGTGCTTCCGACTACTGGCTCTGGAAGAACTACGGTGGCGCGGGCGGTGGCGCCGCTTCGGCTGGCTACAAGACCGGAGGCTGACATGGCGGAGTATGTCGGTCTACAAGCGCAGCCGCCGAACACGATTCAGAAGCTCTCGCAGATTCTGGGCATGCGCCAGCAGCGCGCGCAGACTGAATCTGCCGAGCAGAGTCAGCGCCAAAGGGCCGCTATTGCCTCATACGACTTCGGCAAGCATGTCGGAGATGATGGCACCGTTGATCTCAATAGCCTGACCACGGATCCGGATCTTCGAGCTGCTGCAGGAGATCAGTATCTCGAAGTCCTACAGCATGCCGCAGCCGCCAAGCAACAGCAGCTCGAGGCGAAATCGAAACTGTTCAATCTGCGTGGTGATCAGGTTTCGGGTCTTGCCAAGACGCTCGATCCATTGCTCGCGGACTCCGATGTGGTCGAGGACAACGAGAAGGGGCGCCAGAAGGTCAATGAAGCATGGATGCTGTACGGCCAACTCTTTGGAGATGAGGCGCTGCCAGTCCTGCAGGCTTATGCGAGTCCGCTGAAAAATGCCCCCAAGGGCAAGATGAGCCAGGCCCTGCGCATGATCCAAATGCAAGCGCTCGATGTCGAGCAGCAGCGGCAAGCGCAGATGCCTACTCTCGTTAACAAGGGAAGCGCGCTGACCAATGTAAATCCGAACGTAGCCATCGGAAGCGGCGGGGACATTCCACTGTCGGTCGGTCCTGGTGTGCAGATTCTAACGGACCAGAAGGGCGCTCAATTTGCCTTCGACCCACAGAAAAACACTGTGACCCCAGTGGGTTCGGGTCGAGGCGGTCCTGCGCCCGGTGCAGCACCAAATCAGCCGACTTTCCAACAGCCATCCTATGTCGGGCAAACTGCTGACATTCAAATGCAGCAGCATGAAGTGCAGCAGGTCCGAGCAACTGCCGATCAGGCGCCGTCAAACCGCAACATCTTCCAGCATATCCTGAAGCTTGCAGACGAGACGAGCACGGGGCCGTTAGCCGCCTTTTTGCAGAAAACGAAAATCGGTGGCCAGGCGTTTGGTGACAACTTCCAGGAACTGAACAAGTACCTGGAGAAGAATGCCATCGCCAACATGCAAGCGATGGGCGGTCCGCCAAGCGATGCACGCCTCAGCGCCGCAGTTGCCGCAAATGGGTCGGGTGAATTCAATCCCAAGGCCCTCAAGGCCGTAACCGAGTTCAACTACGCCACCAACACCGGCATCGAGAAGTATCGTCAGGGCGTAGATAAAGCGGTAGGAACAGGCGGCGCCGTCGACTACGGACAGCTTCCGCGTTTCAAAGCCGACTGGGCCAAGAACTTCGACGTCGACGCGTTCCGGCTCGAGAACGCTGTAGCGGATGGCGATCAGGCCTCGCAAAGAAAGATTCTCGAAGAGCTCAGTCCGGCGCGCCGTAAGGAAGTCGCACGCAAGATGCGTAACCTGGACTCGCTTGCTGAGACGGGTCGGCTTCCATGAGTGAAGCAGCGCTTGCTCTGCTGAACGACGATAGCGCCTCCTCTGAGGAGGAGACGCCGTCCCAGCGTGCCATATCGTTGCTTGAGGGTCGCGCAGAGCCATCAGACTCGCCCAAGCGCCAGTCCACACCGTCGATCTCTATGGCACCTGTAGGAGCTGCAGAAGAAGGGCTCCGCATGGTTACGCGCGCAGTGTCAGGCATTCCTGGCGGCATCGCATATGGAGGGGCGGCAATTGGTCGAGCACTAGGACTCAATGTGAATCCTGCGCAGACGATGGCCGATGTGTCTGAATACTTCACCTACGATCCGATCAGCGAAAGCGGCAAGGCCGCGCAGGCCGATGTTGATCTCACGACCCAAACCCTCATGCGTCCGGTGGCGAAGATCGCGGACCGTGCAGCGTCTTCTGTTGGAACGGTAAGCCCCTTCGCAGAGAGTTTGTTGCGCGAGGTGCCGGCCGCAGCGGGAGCGGCGAGCGGGATCATGGGCCTTTCGCCTTTCGTCTCTCCTGCCACTCAGATCCTGCGCGAAGTGCCTGGCGCGGTGTCTTCGGGCGCCAAATCTGCAGCTTCGACGGTCGCCAGTGCAGGACGCAGGGTTGCGCAGGCCGGCGAGGCAACCTCAGATGCCATGTTACGAGCAGCAGGCAAGGAGCCAATGCCAGCTTCCAGCGCGGCCCCTGCAACATCGTTCGGTAGTGACACGCTGAGTGCCGCCGCAGCATCGCCCGATATCGTGGCGGCAAGCCCCGAGATTCGCGCGGTCGTGCAGCGTGCAGCTCAAGAAGGTGGCCTCAATCGTGACGTACTGACTCGGCACCTAGAGGCCGACTCGCTGCCCATCAAGATGCGCTTGACCAAAGGGCAGGCGACACAAGATCCAACGCAAATATCCATCGAGCAGAACGCGCGTGGAAAGAATCCTGAGCTCGCTCGGATCTTTAACGAACAGAATCAGAATCTGATCGATAACCTCGATGAGATTCGCCGTGAAGCCGCTCCCAATGTTGTTGGCCAGGACCATGTCCAGAATGGGCAATACCTGATCGACGCGTACAAGACTGCAGACGAGCCCATCGTTGCGGACATTCGCGCGAAATACAAAGCACTCGAGGAGGCAAACGGCGGACAGTTCCCAGTGGACGGAAAGACGTTTGTTGAAGCAGCAGACCGGGCGCTCTCCAAAAAGCTGAAAGGCCGTTACGTGCCGTCTCAGGTTGCGGGCGATCTTGCAGATCTTCGCGAAACCGGCTCAATGACGTTTGAGCAGTTCGAAAACCTGCGCACCAATCTTGCGGCGGAAGCCAGGAAGGCAGAGCGAAGTGGAGATGGCAATGCCGCGGCAGCGGTGAACATTGTGCGCGAATCTCTCGAATCGCTTCCCATGACGGGCGAGGCTGCAAAGATCAAGCCGCTGGCCGACACGGCTCGTGCGGCGGCAAAGGCGCGGTTTGATCGCTTGCGTGCCGATCCAGCCTATCGGGCGGCGGTGGATGATGGAGCAGAGATCGGCGAACTTTCGTCGCTCGCGGATGACTTCGTGCAGAAGTACGTCGTCAAAGGCAAGGCCGCGAACATCAAGAACATGCGCGACAACCTAGCCGCAGATCCGCAGGCAGCCGAGACGATCGCTGCGGGCGCGCTCAACTATGTGAAGTCCAAGTCTGGCGTAAACCTGTATACGAACGAAGGCAACTTCTCTCAGGCTGGATACAACCGAGCGCTCAGTGAGCTAACGCCGAAGCTTGAATTCCTCCTCGGTGAGCAGGTCGCCGAACGGGCGCAGGCACTCGGAAATGTCGCGCGTTACACGCAGGCGCAGCCGCGCGGAGCATTCGTTAACAACTCCAACACGTTTGTAGCCGCGGCAAGAGAGCATGCGGCAAACATCCTGGAGGGCTACGCAAATGTTCAGGCTGGCGGAATTCCAGTGGGGACGTTCGCGCGCAAGAAATTCCAGCAGCGTTCAGAGCGAAAGCTGATCAGAGAGGCAACGGAGCCGGGCGCTGGTATTCGCCGAAGGGAAGGTGACGAGGTGCCGCCATGATTCAGTGGTTGAAGGCGAGCCAGATGAATCCGAGTGCCCAGGCTCCAACAAATAGGCATACCCCCCAGATGATGAGTTGCCGGATCAGCCGAAACAGCCTTTCGCGCTCGGTGTTCATGCGTGGAGATTGTAGCTGGATTAGCCCGGTGACGCTGTGACCGCCGTCTTATCCCCACTGCCAAAACAGCAGTTCCTTGACAATAACGGGAATCCCCTCGTTGGCGGGAAACTGTTCGCCTACATCGCTGGGACCTCAACGAAACAGGCGACGTACGTAGATTCTGCCGGCGTCACGCAAAACGCGAATCCCGTCATTCTGGACTTCCGCGGCGAGGCCAATGTCTGGCTTCCGCCGAACGTCGGGTACAAGTTCGTGTTGGCGCCCGCGAACGATACTGATCCGCCGGGCAATCCGTTCTGGTCGGTCGACAACGTCATCTCGAGCCAGCTACTGACGCTCTACGGCGGTATCGATACCGGCATCGCAAATGCGTACGTCCTGAACTTCACCGCGAACTTCACCGCATACACCGATGGCATCGTCATCTATTGGATTCCATCGAACTCGAATACTGGCGCAAGCACGATCAACGTCAATGGTTTGGGGGCGGTGCCGATCATCAATGCCGATGGCTCTCCGCTGAGTGCGAACGAGATCCAAGCGAACGTACCAGCGACGATCCTGTATCAGGGAAGCACGTTCATCCTAACAACACCCGCATCGCTGAATACCGGTGGCACATTCACGCTGACCGTTGTGGGGTGTACCACAGCCCCCACAAAAACCGCCACATGGGCTCGTTCAGGACGCATCGTCACGATCGTTGTCCCTGCAACCGGATTCCTCGTCAGCAACTCGACCAGTTTTGGATACAGCGGCATTCCTGCGAGTTTGCAGCTAGGGGTTGGTGCGACTGGGGTCGGCATCTATGGCATGGGAGCGATAGACAACGGCGTTGCAACGTACGCCGCAGGAAGCGTGGGGCTTTCCGCTGCGAGCGGAAGCTTCAACTTCTTTCATAAAGGGGGCTCTTGGACCGCGGCCGGCACTAAATCGATGGATGGTTTCGTGATCACCTACCCTGTGTCGAGTAACTTCTCGTGAGCACTGTTCTTTCACCGCTGCCAGTTCAGAAATTCTTCTCCAACAATGGAGAGCCCTTGGTGAAGGGGCTTCTGTTTACCTACACCGCCGGTACAACCACCAAGGTTGCTACGTACACAGATGAGACCGGCGGATCGGTCAACACGAACCCCATTGTGCTCGACTATCGCGGGGAGTGCCGAATCTGGCTAGATCCCGCGCTCAGCTACAAGTTTGTGTTGTCTCCGCCGAACGATACGGATCCGCCGACGAACCCGATTTGGTCGGTGGATGACATTTCGACACTCGTGTCGAGCTCCACTATCGGGCAGTTGCTGTATCCGAAGACGCCAGAGGAAACGGCGGCCGGCGCGGTGATTGTGGATTACGCCGTACCAAGCAACGTGATCGGCATCGTCCTACAAGAGCGATACGCCACCATCGCGAATGCTGTGGCCGTGTCGGACCAGGCACTGCTGCCGCTCGTGGGGCTGGGCTCAGGCTCTGTCTCAAGCAACGTGGTGTTAGGCCGCGCTGCTTTGACGCTCAACACGACCGGCTCCGAGAACGTAGCAATTGGCAAGAGCGCCCTCGAAGTCAACACAACCGGTGGTGACAATACAGCCGTGGGATTCGGTTCACTCAGGGCGAATACTACGGGGGAAAAGAATACCTCGATCGGCTCCCACAACATGGAGTCGAATGTCGATGGCAGCTTCAATACGGCGGTCGGAGAAAACTGCCTCGACTTCAACACTTCGGGCGACGAGAACACGGCTGTTGGGCAAGGCGCGCTGTTCCGCAACGAGACCGGCAGCCAAAACACAGCGGTAGGTGAACACGCACTGCTCACGAATGTATCGGCAAACGACAACACCGCCTGCGGTGCCTATGCGCTGGAAGACTGCACGGGTGCAAACAATGTGGGCGTGGGTCGAAACGCTGGTCTCAATATCTCAACGGGCCACGAGAACACCGCTGTCGGCAAGGACTCGCTCAACAATTGCACGACAGCGAGCGAGAACACCGCTGTTGGTCATGGCGCGCTCAGCTTCAATACAGCCGCCGGAAACACCGCTGTTGGTCAGGCCTCCCTGACCACAAACAGCACCGGTACGGCCAATACCGCGTGCGGCCATCGAGCGCTCGCCAACAATACGACCGGAGCCGGGCATACCGCAGTCGGCGAAGATGCGCTGGTTGCGAACGTTACTGCCGATTTCGACACCGCCGTTGGGAAAAATGCACTTGGCGCGACGACGGGTGCGGCGAATACGGCCATCGGTCATAGCGCCGGGCTTACGAACACTACCGGAAGCACGAACACATTTATTGGCTATACGGCCGATGCGGATGCGGGCAACTACACGAACACCACAGCGATTGGCAACGCTGCAGTCTGTACGGCCTCCAACCAAATCACGCTCGGCAATGCCAGCATCTCTGTAATTCGAGCGCAGGTGACGACGATCACCGCACTTTCGGATATCCGCTTCAAGAAGAACGTGCGGCTCTTCGACATCCCAGACGGGGCGATCGAAGATATCGCTGTCGTTATCTTCGAGTGGATCAACGACGGCATGCCGCCTGGGCCACAGGTTGGTGTGATTGCGCAGGGTATCGACGCCTGGCAAGTGAAGTGGGGCCTCACGTGGCTGCAGCTCGTGGACAAGACTGTTCCCGAGCGCTGGGAGGCCACGCCCGGGAAACTCCTGCTCCCGCTACTTTTCGCGCTCCAGAAGCTTTCAGCGCGAGTTGCAGCGCTCGAAGGCAACGATCAGTGGCGTAGATGAGATGAAGAGAGGCGAGAGTGAGATCACATGAGGACCCACCCGATGTTACAGGTGCATTTTCCGCGCTCTCCGCAGGATTCGGTCTCAACCGAAGACAGCAAGCGCTCGTGCTGCGCATCTTGTGGGTGCTCACCGTGAGCATTCACATCGCATGGGCCTGCGGGTGGCTGTCGATTCTCGGTCTCGTCGGCTTCGCTCGAGCGAACGAGGTCTCACAGATTCAGCAGACCGTGAATGCTTCGGCTCGCGTGACTCTCTCGCAGGAGATCCGAGCGCAAATCCGGACGCGATGCTCGACCACGGATCAGACGATTGCCGATTCGCTCACGCGGTATATCGATAGCCTGCAGAACGAGTACGAGCGTATCGCCGGCCAACGGTATCCGGAATTGCCCTGCAGGGCGCAGGGTGGCTGATGTCGCGGCTCCAGGAAGAATTCGCGCAGAGCGCCGCGAGGCTCATTCAGAAGGCGAGCCAGCTTGGCTATGGGGTCACCTTCGGTGAAGCCTATCGCACGCCAGAGCAAGCGGCGCTGAACGCCGCGAAGGGCTTAGGCATCGGCAACAGCCTGCATACGGAGCGGCTGGCCGTCGATCTCAATCTCTTCAAGGACGGCGTCTACATCACGGACGACCAGGGACACCACATGCTCGGCATCTGGTGGAAGTCGCTTGGTCCTGCGTATCGGTGGGGCGGTGACTTCAGGAAGAAAGATTTCAATCACTACTCGATATCACCTGATGGAGTACGAGCATGAGCTGGTGGAAAAATCACGGCACGAAAATCATTGGCGGCGCGACCACGGTCGTCGGCGTACTGGGCACGGTTGATCCGGCAGTGCTGGCATCTGCGCTCGGCCCGAAGGGCGTCTCATATGCCACGGCTGTCGCCGGCATCCTGACGATCCTGCGCGGCGTGCAGAACACGAACGCACAAAAGCCGCCTCAGCCCTGATTCGGCCACGGCTGAACAGAGTCCCGCTTTTTGGGCGGCGGCCGCATCTTGGGCACCAGGCCTCGATCTGATGCCCTGATTCGAGCTCGCTGCGAATGGTCCAGATGACTTCCATGCAGATCTCCTGAAGGCCCTGCCGCCCGCCGGGTGAGGATGCGGATTTCGTCAAGGAT